CCACTTGCGGGGGTAACACCACCATCCCCACCGGAAACTCCCGGAGTTCCTGGACCACCTAAACCTGCTGTTCGTGGAGCAGCACCCACACCACCCCCTCCACCTCCAGCATAAACAACAGATACACCCGTAATTGAGTTAGCTACACCTAGGCCCCCAGCACCACCAGTTGTTGGCGTTGCATTGCCGCCTATGCCTCCTGCGCCACCTCCTCCGCCTCCGCCTCCAATACCTGATGGAGTTGCACCATTACCACCATTATTACCTTGAGAAGGGGAAGTGGCTGGAGTATTACCTGCTCCGCCTGCTGCGCCTGCTGGCCCGTTGGCCCCACCGCCACCTGAGCCTCCAGAACCTCCAGAAACTCCTGGAGAAGGACTTCCACCACCACCACCTGCGCTTGTGATGGTAGAAAAGGTAGAAGATCCCCCTTGAGCAGTAATACCGCCGCCGCCACCTACGGTTATGGTGTAATTACCGGCAGTTACAGGAAAATTAGTACCTACACGATACCCCCCTGCACCACCGGCTGCGGCCAGATTAGAGCTCGCACCACCACCCCCAGCAACGACTAAATAGTTAACTGAAGTTACGTTAGATGAGACAACCAATAAGCCTGTGGCTGTAAACACTGCGAGCGGGGGATTTTTCGCACCCCTTATCGCCTGGGCTGAGATGACGACAATGCCGGAGCCACCTGCGCCTCCTCCGGTTGGTCCGGGTGCTCCAACACCACCCCCACCACCACCTGTATTGGCTACTCCCGCTGTTCCACTTGCGGGGGCAACACCACCATTCCCTCCAGAAACTCCCGGAGTGCCTGGACCGCCTAAACCTGCTGTTCGGCCAGGAGACGCACCCCCTCCTCCACCTCCAGCATAAACAACAGACACGCCTGTGATTGAATTAGCTAGACCTAGTCCACCTGCACCGCCAACTGTTGGCGTTGCATTACCGCCGCCGCCACCTGCACCGCCGCCGCCACCTCCGGCACTAGCTATAGCTGGAGTTGCACCATTACCACCGTTATTTCCTTGAGAAGGAGAAGTTGCGGGCGTATTACCTGCTCCGCCGGGTCCGCCAAACGTCGGACCAGAAGCTCCACCACCGCCTGAACCCCCAGAACCTCCAGCAGCACCTGAAGGTTGACCTCCTATCCCCCCACCTGCGCTTGTAATAGTAGAAAAAGTAGAATTACTACCTTGAGTAACTGCTCCACCTCCACCGCCAACGGTTATGGTGTAAGTTCCTACATTCAAATAAAGCCCGCTTCCTACTCGATAACCACCAGCACCGCCACCACCACCCCTAATATTACTTCCGCCTCCACCCCCAGCTACAACAAGATAGGATACTAATGATGCAGGTATCGGCAGTATTCCCGAACCTGTAAACGTAAAAAGCTGCGCTGGGCCATACTCAGTCTGGAAGATGGAATTTCTAAGGACAACGTTACGAAGGACTGATGCCATGGTTATGCAAATTTATTCTGTGAGGCAAAGACCGTAAAAGTTGCTGCTGCGGTTTCAACAATCGTAAATGTATAAACATCTACGCTGTTAGCGTTGCCTGCTGAAGGTGCAACACCCGTAATCCATTTAGGTGTTACAGCCGATCCATCGATTTGATACACGTCGGGGTAATACGGTGTTGCTCCATTAGTCACAAGCAATACAACTTCAACAGATTGTCCCGTAGCCATGTAACTCGCTAGGCTGATGCTTGAATTACCACGGAAGTTAAGCGTGAAGTTTGCCGTTGCGTCGGTGGTGTAATACTGCACAACCTGTGTGATGACATCGTAGTCTGTTGTAGCACTGGGTGCCGCTGCTGTGATCGTGGCGGTTTGTAAAATTGCTCTAGTGTTTGCACCACCATACTTGTTGATCTTGAACTGCGATGAGCCATCGCGCTGTAAGTCAATAAATGAGCTGAGCGTATCGGATGCAGAATCTGCAACGTTTAACTTAAACCCTGTAGGACTGCCCGTGGTGTTCCATGTTGCTGAAATATCAAACAACGCCACGGCGCTTGACCCATCGATTGAGCCTGAGTCTGAGAAAAAAATCTGTGTGTTAGCAGGTGTTGATGTGGCAATAATCACATCACCCTGGATCGTGTCCATGTCACAGAACGAATTCGTTGCGCCTGTGATGGTGCTTACTGTTTCGTTGGTTACTGTGAGTGAGGTGACGGTTTCTGCTGTAGCGGTTAACGAAGTAATGGTTTCGTTGGTAGCGGTTAAGTTGGTGATGGTGCCGGTTGTAAAAGTGCCGGTTGGCCCAGTAAACCCACCCGATATACTTACCGCCGCGCCAAAAATACTTGAAGCTGCAAAAACATCTCCATCTTTATCGACACGGAATCGACTGCTTCCACCAACCTGCAAATCCAAAAGCAGTGAATTGGTGCCTGATGCGGTGTTTGTAACGTTATATTTAACAAGCGTTGGCTCACCTGTGGTGTTCCATATACCGCTCATATCCACCATAGGAATAGCATTTGCGCCACTTACCGAATACGCATCGCCATAAATCAGTGTGACGTTAGATGTTGAATCAGCGGCTGTGAGGGTCTGAACAGTAAGGTTGTTGGCTATGTTTAAAACATCAGTCGCTGTGATGGTGTCGGTTGTGATAGACCCCGTCACCGATACCGTACCTGTTACCGTTAAGAGGCTGTTGACATCAATACTGTCGGCATCAATTGAACTGTACTGAATAACACTTGCTGTATCGCCATACACAGCGCGTTCAGCAGGGTATGTAACAAAAACATCTTTGGTACCAGCACCAAATGACACCAACGACCCAGCATTGGTTGAAGATAAAACAACGTTACGAGTAAGCGTTGTGCCACTGGAGTTGTACGTACCAATCCCAACTTCCCAGTTACTGCCACCCTGCTCTGCAATGGTGTAATAGGTCTGGTTGCCGTTACCAATAACAGCAAAGGACTGAAAGCCGGTGGCAGCACCGGCTAATGTGAAATCGCCGGTGCCTTCAGTAGTGGATGTTTCCTTGACACGGTCTGCAACAACAAGAGCCATAACCAGCCCCTCTTCATATTAAGCAGCGTTGTTTGAGAGGCTGTAAGTGACATTCAACGTGTCGCCGCTGACCACATTGCGAACCGAGGAAAACCCACCTTCTGAGAACAGAATGCCCGATGTGCCGCCAACCACCGAATCCGAAGCGACAAACGCACCGTAAATCGTATCCGCACCCGTGATTGAGAACGACACCGCAGAAGCTGTGATTACCGAAGGATCAGCCTGGGTCGGCGTACCAAAAGTTAATTGCTTGCGTGCGCCTGAGTAATTCGCAGACTCTGTCCATCCAGCATGGGAAGACATCGAATCAGCAGCGACAAGCGACGGGGCAGGATCGTTATCAATCAAGCCCATGAACCATGTGGCGCTATAAGACGAGCCACTGAAATACTTATCATTCATGTCGGCAAGACCCTGGTTCACGACAAGATTGTCAAACCCATCTTCCCACTTGATGTCGCCTAAGCTGTCGTAGCACTCCACCGTGAAATGCCCGCCGACGCGCAAGTCATCGACGTTATCACTACCCATGGATACGGTAGCTTCAAATTGATCTTTCTTTGCTGATCCGTCTTTCATAATAGCCTCTCAATTAATCCTAATGATAGCCGAGGTAAGGTTGACCGGCGGAAACGCAACGCTTAGATTCTGCCCTAAAGCAGAGATGTCGTCGCCAAAATCTAAAACACAAACCGCTTTGTCTGACTTGCTGTGGTTGTAAATCAAAGCCCCTCGACACGTCAAGGTCACACCTGTAAAAATAGCAGGGGACACAAAACTCAAGTAAGCAATAACACCACTTGTAGCCACTCCAACGTTAGTAAGCGCAATGCCTCCTGGCGAATAGCCCGTGCCGCTGGCTTCACCTGATGTGGTGTAAACCGTCGTCGTAGCTCCAAGGGTCGCTGAGCTTGTGTAAAGTGCAAGCTTAAAGGAATCCCCGCCCACGGCAGAGAAATTATGCACGCCTTGAGCAAGTTCTTGCTTAAAGCTTGTGCAGGGTGTCTGAACGATAGCCATCAGGTTGTCACCGGTACTCTAGCCTGACCCGAGCGGTACGCATCCTGGCGCTCTTTGCCATCGCCCAATTGTTTCAACAAGGCCATGGCCTCTGCATACTTGGCCTCGACGTTCGCAACAAGGTCTTGCTCACCTTTGTTCAAAAGATAAGCTTCTCGTAATGCTCCATAAAGGAGAACGGAATCAAAATTGTCACCAAGCCAGGATTGCTGCGCGGTGACAATGGATTCAGGGTAATAAAAATAATGGAGCTCAACCGTGTAAATCGCATCAGGTGTAGGGCCAAGGATAAAAGTCAGCTCACGCGGGGCGCTGTAATCAGGGCCAAAGAGCGCGTAATACTTGGGGATAGCCGCATAAGTCGGAGAAGGATAGACCTGACGGATATAGTTCACATCTTTGTTGAGCAGATACTCATAGTCGCCATCGTCATTGACCACGGCCATGCTGTAGACCGACAAAAAATCCGAAGGGCATTGGAGGTATTTATTATCCGCTGTGGTTAAGCCTGTTGAGTTTCTGCGCAGGCTTGGTATCTGCACACTGTTATAAATGCGTTGTTCAGCTTGCTGAATAAAATTATCGATGATCGACGTTGTAAACGTCGTCTCCATGTAGTTCTGAATTTGAGTAACAAGCTCTGAATAGGTCATGACAGGCTCACCGTAACGTTGCCTAATTCAACATCCAACATGATAGCCTGTGTGGGCGTTTCTGGCACCATGCCGACTGAAGCAAAAAACGAATTTCCAGGCGCTCCCACGTAAACCGTCACAGGTTCAATGATATCTGGACGGGGTTCATAGATTGCTACCGCATCGCCGACGGTGCGCAAAGGCTCAAGTTGTGGGTGCTTAGGCTCGTAGCATTCGGGGCAGACTTTAAACCCCGTCCACTCCTTGCGAAGGACAAGATAGGGATAGCGTTGGCCACATCGGTCACAGAGTGCTAACGAATACTTGCCAGAGGCATAGCCGCCCATGGTCAGTAGCTCTGCACATCCGGGGTCAAAAAGACACTAGCACGGTCCCTATCCTCAGCCGCCGCACGGAAGAACTCTTCTTCATAGAAATTCTTCAACGTTCCAATGCGCTCAGGCGCACGTTTGATTGCGATGTAATAAGAAAGGCCTGCAATCAAAGCGGGCAGAAAGCGAAACGAGATATCAGCGGTGTTGGTTGCCGCGCCAACGTCCTGAATCCTGCGAATACCGTAATAACGAAAGGTGTAAACCTGCGAAGTATCAGGAGCCGGGTAGATAAAGAGCTCGGCAGGCACCGTACGCTGCAAGTAGAACTGCGCAGGGGTTCCCGTTTGCAGTTTATTAGGTAAATGCAAGTACTCGTTCTGGCTAATACGGTCAAGCGTGATGTCTTGCTGGTTCGTGCCCGATCCGGTACGCAAAACGGCAGACAAAACATCCACCGTGTCGCTTGGTAGCGAGTACTGGGGGTCACCCGGATCCAAAACCTGCTGGCGCTGCTCAATCGTCCAAAGATTAAGCCCCCGATTAGCCCAGTCGGCAAACATCAAGTTCAGGGAACGACTCGCGGTGCGAATATCGTACCCTGTGCGAACCTCCAGACCACACCGCTCGAAAGCTTCTTCGATGATGTCGTCAAATTGGAGATTAAAAGTCGCTGTGCCGGAGGTAGCCATCAATTACGCGCAGCTAGAACCACCCATACGCATCTTTTTCACGCCTTTCATGGCCATGCGTTTGTGCTGGTTGACCGCGCCACCGTTCTTCATCATCACGGGACCACTGGTCTTGCTGGTTTCAGAGATCATTTTGTTCCTGGGGCCGCTTTCTACAGCGCCACCGCCGCGCATTGCGCAGCCCATGCCACGTCCAGCCATGATTACTTCCCCTTCTTCATTTTGGTGGCCATACCGCCCTTCTTCATGCCATGCTTGGCCCCAGGCATCATGCTGCCATCAGGCATTTTGTGCATAGCACGACCCTTTGTGTCGGCTGTCTTGCGCTTCATGGCACGGCCTTCTTTATCAGCCATGCCCCCTTTTGCGTAACCTTTCATCATGATTTCTTCACTCCTTTTGCAGTTTTTGCGGACTCCTTGAAAGCTTTCGCCGTAGGAGCACCTGGGGTTCCTGGTTTGCGCATTTTTTCGCCCGATCCAGCAGCGATACGTTTGCGTTTTGCGTTGATGTTGGCATATAAGCCCGGTTTAGTGGCCATCGCTATCTTCCTTTTTCCGCGAGGGCATCAATCTTTGCTTCAAGCCGTTCAAAGCCTGAATCAAAGCGTTCCATAATCTTTTCAAGGTCTTGCCTAACTTCTGCACGAGTGATGTGATCACGGGCGATTTCCTCCCTCGTTCTATTAAGCAGAATTTGAATACGCTTCTGCTCATCGTGGTTCATTTTAATCATGAACATCACCAAAGCCACAAAGAAAGACGTGACCAGATTCCAAACAATAACACCGGTGTCCATCTAACACTTCCATCGTCTTCGAGCTTGTCTGATGCGACTGTTGGGATCTTTGGCCGCCTCGGGAAATTGCTTCATCTGACCTGCTGACCGCGCACAAAAAGACTTCCTGCGCGCGGCATCCTTAGGGCCTGGGTTGTCTGAGGTGACTGCCGTCTTGAGCTTACTGCCAGGATTAGCCTTGCGATAAGCTTCGACACCCTTTTGCGTCATCCCAGCACCTTGCTTCGTCGGCCGAAAGTTACCGCTCTTGACCGACGTTGCAATGCCCATGCCCTTGGATTTGGCCATTATGCTGCCGCTCCGCCTTCAAACAAGAAAGTCGCTGAAGTGATCTCAGCAGAGCTGAAGGTTGCGTGGATGCCGTCGTCAAACAAAATGCCCATGTCAGGGATGATCAAGTCTTGAGACCCGATGGCAGCAGGCGTGGTCATGGTTAGTTTGACCGTGCCTCCCGAACCGCCACTGCGCAAGGTAAGCGTTGCGGACGTTGCTGTATGAGTAATATACAACCCAATAAGCCGTGTGCGCCCGCTGACCGCCGTCGCAGTCGTGGTCTTTTGAACCGACTGGATATTACTGAAGCTCATGTGAGCCTCCTATTACCGCGTTGCGGCGGCGAACATGTAATCGATTTTGGTCGAATGCTGCCCTACGGTATCACCAGATAACGACATTGCTCCTAAAGCAAGCTCGGTCGTTGGGATGTCGGTGCTGTGCGCGGCAACAAAGTTTCGATCAACATAAAACAGTACTTGGTTGGTCTCATCAACCCTAAAACCAAGCGTGACGTAGGTATCGTCAACAAGGTCAATACCAGAATCTGTTGATGTCTCTGTGCCACCGCTTTCGGTTTTGCAAAGGACAGATGCGTTACCGTCATCGACCTGGAACACAATCCGATCTGCGGCAGTAAGCATGTTCTCTGGGTTAGTCGCAAAGTTAACTGTCAGGCCTGCACAGATATCTGTTTGATCAACATCGCTGCATTTAAGCTTGGTTTCAAACCATAGTGTCTTGCTTGCTTGGGGCTTGAAAATTTCATTGCCTTGGATCGATGCGCCATCGTTGTCGGTCGTATCGGCAGACAAAAGATTCAAGACACCATTGAGCTCGTCAGCTGCAATTGATGCTGCTGCACCAGAATCTTTAACAACAGTCCAGTCATTGGTGCCGTCTAAAGCAACCCCCGTGAAGTCGTCCATGTAGACAACAACATCGTTATCGGTGGTGGTTGTAAGGTCCGTGCCCCAAGCGCCTGTTGCGCCCTTGCCTGAATACTGTAACGGACCTGAATAATGTGTAGCGGCCATTTTTTCCTCACATGCGATATCGGTACATCAGTCTGCATGTCGTCAGCCGGGACTGTCTGATGCACCGGGCTAACCCCGGAATAAGCCTAGTATAAATAAAAAAAGGGGGCTTGTAACCCCCTTTTTTCCTGATGCCGATTAGGCTCCAGGGCAACCGAACATACCGCGCGGATCCGAGAATCCAAACGAGTAACGCTCGCGAGCTTTGTACTTCACGTTGCCGGTATCAAAGTCGCCCTCGAAACCAGTACGCATTGCAACACGCTCAAACATCTTCATGCCGTTAGGTGCATCGGTCTTCACGAACCATGCATCGGGATCGGTCAAGAAGTGGTTCACGGTATAGCCCTGAGGAACCATGCCCATGTTCTTAATCGCATTGATGTCGTTATCTGCTGTACCAACACGCAGCGTTGACTTCATGATGCGGTCTGCCGTAAACATGAGTTCTTTCGGGATGATGAGCTTCAGACCCTGCACAGCGATCTTCAAACCACGTTCATCGGTAAACGCAGCAATGTCGATCAATGCCTGCTCAAGCGACGTTTCCGACAAGTCAGCAGGAACGGTAAGCTCGTTTTTGAGGTCTGGGCCGCCCAGGGTTGGGTGATCCAAAGCACACAGGGGCTTGCCGTCGCCACCGATTGAGGTGTCGAAAGCGCCGTTGAGAACCGCAGCAGCTTTGATCTGCTTGGTCTGAGCCATCGAGCGGGCCAGTGATTTGGTGTAACGAGCTGCCAAACGGTCGTAGAGGTTGTCCTCGACGGCTTCTTCGGTCAGCGCGAACGCCAAAGCAATGGTCTCGTGGGTGTAGCGTGCGGTGTAGACCTCTTGCGCGTTGTCGTATGCGACGCCTGCGCCTTCGTACTTTACCGGTGCCTCACCGAAGCCCGATTCCATCACCTCTTCTTCAAACGCGCGGTCTGAAGATTCGATGCTATAGATTTGGGTGTGCTCGTTCTCGTAGTTTTTATACTCAAGACCGAACAGAGCATTGAGACCGGGCTCAAGCTCTTTCACCAGTTGTGCGCGTGAAATTGCCATGATTAAGCTCCTTGCCCAGCAACACCAGCACTGCCGTACAGGTGCTCATTGATCTTTACAACGACCACTGCATTAGTTCCAAACTCGTTGCCTGGAACATCCCACAAACCGACAATCTTAAGGTTTAGGGCTGCGGTCTTTGCAATCGTGGACGAATCAAGCTCCATGGTGGAAACACCTGTGGTGGTGCTGCCGCCTGTCCCAACAACATCGGCGTTAAAACCGATTTGGGTCTGGGCTACTGACTCATCAACCTGGACGATAAACAGCTGGTTGGGATCGTCAAGCACGTCAGCAGTGATTTCTCCCTGCGTAATGTCGATCGAACCGGGGTAGAAGTTCTTCCAGGTGGGCTTGCCCGTGGTGGGATCAATGTAGTTACAGCCATTGAACACACCCACTGCTGCCGTATGAGTTGCAGGAGCAAACTTGACGAGATAACCATCATAGACGGTCACTAAGTCGCCTTGGTAGATCGCACCAGACTGGTTGTCTGCGATCAGGTACCCATACTGCTTTTGAGCACCTGTTGCGGACAAGTTTCCAATGGGGCGAAGACCAAAGGCTTTGTCTACATTAGCCATTTGTCTATCCTTACTTAGGTTTAGGTTTCAGCCGTTTCGCGGCTGCCAAAAGTGGTACGAGAACGACGCTCAGGTTTTCCGATTCGCATCGTGTCATGAGCGTTAGCCTTCAACAGTTCATTGTCAACGGCTTTTTGTTGATCTCGGGCCCGTTCTAGGTAATACGCATTTCGCTCGTTAGCCGTCTCGATTGGGATCCTTGCGAGCAACAAACTTCCGACACCAATAGTGCCAGCGTGTTTGCCGTCGTCCATCGACGAGGAATGGTAGTCCGGGTATTCCTCAGCACGCACCAGCTCATACCCCTCACGGAGCTTGGCTGAAATGTTGCTGCGATCATCGAACCCATTCGCTTCACGTCGAATCCAGCGATGTTGGAATCCTTCGGGAGCGGGCGGAGCATCCAGTTTGGAAGGGGGAGCCCAGGGACGGCGACGCGTGGACTTCTCGCGCGTTTGGGACGCACGGGTCTCACGTTTCAATTTAGGCACCAGGGGTGCGTCATCGGTTGTCTGCATTTCATCCATGATCAATCCTTCACGTACTTGGCATATTCCTCAAGCGGAACGCCCAGTTTTTTGGCAATGGCAACTTGACTCGGTGTCAGTCTAACCACGCGGCGTGCTGAAGTGTTTACCCCGGAAGACCGGGCAGCAGGCGCAACCGTTTGCACGAGTCGGTTGGCTCTGGACGGGTTTATGTTATCAGACCCGTTTTGATTTTGGAACCGATGCGGAAAAGATTCTTGCATTCGACGGTCTAATTCGTTGTAGTACTGGTTATTGCGTGGCGAAACGCCCTCAGCAATCAGATCCAAATGAATCGCACGCGCCGCAGCCGTCATGACCTTGTCCGCACCAAACCACTCATTGCGCTCGGCCCACTCCTCAGCTCTTGGGTCGATAGCAGCCTGCTGTTGAACGGCTTGCTGTTGCTGCGCAATGCGCTGAGCCTGTTGCTCCCAAGCCTGCTGTTGAGCAAGCTGTTGCTGCTCGTAAGCCTGACGATGCTCCTCAGCCGAAGCCAGCCGTTCTTGCTCAACCGTGATGGATGTCAAACGCTGCGTGGCTTCAGTCTCAGTATCAATGTCGCCTTCTTCACGCGCTTTCTTAATAATCTGCTTAAGCGCCATGGCCTGGGTTTCAACACGGCCCTTGGCCTCACCGATCCGAGCACCGTCCGTTTGGACAAGACGCTTTTCTGCTTCGGCAGCACGTTGTTGGACCTGCTTGGCATAGTCCAAGGCCGCCTGCTCACGGCGCTCGGTCTCCCGCAAACGTGCCGTGAGCTTATCGATTCGGCGCTTGACCTTATCGCTATACTCATCAAGATCCTCGCCCGACGTCTCCTGCTTGGGCGCAGCCGCAGGTGCTTGATCTTCAATCTTCGCGTCCGTACCGTCCTGGTTCAAGGACACGGTTGCCGGGTCTTCATCTTCCCCGAGCTTAAATTCCAATTGTTCATTTGCCATTGCTTGGCTCCTCACATATGCAAGATATCTTGCGGATCGTTAATAAGGCCAATGACCTCATCGTCGTTGATGAACCGGATCTCTCCGCCGTCAATCGGAATGCGCGCGCCCGCGTAACGGCCAAACAAAATCCAATCACCCTTCTTGCACCACGCGCCGTCTGGAAACTTCTCGCCATCGGCAAAAGCCAAAGGTCCAAGTTCTAGAACGTAGCCAACGGTTGTTGCAAGCTGCGTGCGTTTTTGCGTCTCTTCCGATAACACAATGCCCCCCTTGGTTTTCTGCGAACCTCGGTAAGGCAGGATGGCAATGCGCCAACCCGTGGGCCGTGGTAAACGGCTCAAGACTTTTTGATCAAGCGTATTGGGGGAGAAGTTGCCTTCGTCATCGTAAGCATCATCGAGCACCGGCTCACGGTTTTTTTCCTGCTCCTGCCACTTGCGTTCTAAAGCGGTCAAGGGTTTTTCTTCAACAACGTCCATATCAAGCTCCTGGGGTTAAAAATCTTCGTCTTGCCAATGTTTGATTTCTTTCTTCACCAACTCTTCAACCATGGTCAAGGCTTCCAGACGCCCGATAAGAAAACGATAACGCTCCATATTTTGCACAGAGCCGTTCACAAGGAACACTTGCGTGTCTTCACGAAGCTTTCGGATTTCTTTCAGTATGTGTTCTACAAAATCAAGCATGGCCACAGTCCATGAAAAAAGCAGGCAGATAGGCTCTGCCTGAAAGCCTTATGTTCAATAAATTTTAACAGGTCGATTGCCATCCTTCTTTTTAACAATCATCACGGGCCCCTGCACACCACTAGCCAAACCCCCCTCACGCATCTTGCGTGGCTTACCTGCCTGGGCATAGGCAATAGCAGCAGCCTGCTTGATCGCTGCGCCTTTGTTCTTGGGCTTACTGGTGCCAATGCTTCCCGTTTCTCTGTACTTCTTGATGATCTCGCCAATGTTGCCCGAGATCACCTTCTGGCTCTTGCCTCGCTTAAGCGGCATTTTGATTTCTCCTTTGATTCATGGCCTGCACGTTCTGCGCACGACGCATATTGCGATCCATCATCGATGCACGCTCGCGTGCGACCTGGGCACGCTCATCGGCAATACGCTCTTGAGACGCGATCCGTTGTTGATTGGCCTGCATGGTGGCCTGCGTGCGTTGCTGCTCGATTTGCAGGCGCTGACGATCAATCTGTTGATTGGCCTGATCGCTTTGCGCACGGATTTTGAGCTCCTGCTCCTTGAGCGCAACAATCGGATCGGGACCTTCTTCGCCTGCGTTCATTAACTGGTTCTGAAGCTTGCGGGTCTCTTCCATATACTGCGCCACACGCAACGCGACCATCGCCTCACGCTGTAAATCAGACACCATCCGGTCAGGATCCGTGCCATATTGCATAAAGAGCTCGGCTTCGGTCGCCTCTTCAGCTTTCAACCGCAAGTGCGCCAAAATATGCTTTTGTAGCTCCATGGCTGACATGGGATTGGCCTGCAACATGGGCGAAAGACCCATCATCAGGTGCGTGATGATGTGGGCATCGTGCTGTTGGCCTGCAAAAGCACGCAACTGCATGCCATCTAGGACATCGGCGTTCTCTGTAGCCGGGTCCTTGGGCATTTGAGTGTTCTGCGGGCGCAAAATGCCGTCAATATCGCGCACATTCATCGCCGCATAGACGCGGTAGTACGCCTCATACATGTTATGCATCTGCGGAGCGCTTTGTGCGATCTGCAATTGCGTCTGAGCAAGGACCATGCGGTGCGCGGTGCTGAAAATGTTGGGATCCGCAACGGGTTGCACCGAGATCAGGTCATCAAAGTCCTTACGCTTGATCGAGCGCCTTGCTCCAGGGACATCGTAGGGGTACTCATCGGGCAAATACTGCGCAAAACCCTCAGCCAAGAGCTCAAACTCAAGCTTTTGCGCGTAATGCAGCCGCTTGTGGATGGCCGACATGACCTGGGAGCCCCGTTCAAGCAGCGCAAGCGTGGTTCCGACGGCTGCTTGCTGATTGCCATCGCCCACTTGCAAGTCTGCAACGCTGGCAAGACGCTTTCCGGCGTCAACAGTAAAGCCAAGTAGCTGAAAAAGCGTCTGCGAAGGCTCTTTGTACGGCAAAGGCAGCATGTTTTGCTGAATATCCGCCCCACCCACGTCAATATCACGCCATTCCCCGGGCTGGATCGGCACATCATCGTTCTCGATCCGTGCGCCTTTGGCCTTGAAGCCTGCTGGAAGGTTCGAAAGCGTGCCTGCATCGAGCAACTGACGCAGTGCCATGGTCGCTGTCTTCGATAAACCGCCCACCAAGTGTACAAATCCAAGGCCATAGGCTCCCGGACCCTCGACCAAGAGGTAATGTACAAAGTAATTGCGGCGATTTTTTATCTTATCGCCCTCTTTCCAGTTACGACGAACGCCCAAAACCTTCTTTGAGCCATCATCAAGCGTCACCACATACGGCAACTTGATGCCCGTGGGCTCGCCATCTTCGTCTTTGTCCTCGAACCCCGGTAAATCCAGGTCAACCTGGAACTCTAAAAGGAATACTTCCTCAGGATCACCGCTTTGCTGGATCCCAATTTGCTTATCAACGGAGTACTGGATGCGGTTAGCATCTGCCGGAGCCTGCTCAGGCTCCACCTGCACATCCAAATACTCACCCGCAACCACCCGTTTTCTGAACTCATTGGAGTCCATCGGAATGCGGTGCGTGATCCGTGGGCATTGGCTCATGACGCTTGAGCCGTAGTACGGGATAAACAAGTCATCTGCCAGGACAAGCTTAGACACCATGCGCTTGAGTTGGAAGTCGTAGTAGACCTTCTTGAACGCCGAGCCACCGTAGCCTGTGTAAAACAAAAGCTGATCAAACTCAGGCGTGTACTCCTTCATCACCGTGGTGATTTGGTAGTTCATAAAGTCCTGCACACGCGAGGCCTGCTGCATCTTATCAATTGTCTCTTTGCCCAAGACCTGTGTCCGCACAGGTCCGCCCGCAGGCATGAGCTCACGCAAGGCTTGCGCCTGAAACTGCACAATAGCCTCGGTCAAAAGCGGATGTGTCGCACCGGCTGCGCCTCTAAAAGGCTTGGTGCGTTCCTCAAACTTCAAGCCCAAGAGCTCAAGGCCCTTGGCATAAGTCATCTCCCAGTCCTGGCGGCTTGTTTTATCAGCCTCGAACAACGCGCTTAGGTCTAAAGCAATGCGCTGCAAGGCGTCCTCTTCAAGGACCGGAGCAAGGTTGTCATAGAAACCCGCTGAATCGTCTTCCTCAACCTCAACGGTGGCACCTTCTTCGTCGATCACCACCTCAATATCACCGCCCTCCTCATTTTCAATTTCAATCGAGGTTTGCGGGGCTTCGTAGAGGGCTTTGTCGATGGGCATAAAGGGTCCTTACTTTTTTCTAGGTCCGAGATTAATACGGACATCACGTCCTGCGCTAGAGCCCGAGGGGATCTTTTCGCCTGCATATTCTCGAATCATCCCATAAGGTCCGAATGCACCATAGTCACCGGTCCGTGCCTCACGCATATCTTGCTGCATCGGTGGGTTGAAATCGTACCTATCAATGATCTGCAAGTTGCCTTTGGGATCGGTTTGATAAGAGAACCGGCCAAGCGTTGTTTGGATATTGCCCAAAGGATCTGCCATGGAGAAAAGGCTGGGCGTCACAGACGTGGGCAAAGGTTCTCCCTTTGCTTTGGCCATCTGCCGACTAAGCTCAATGTAATCAGCATAGCTCACCGAGCCCTTGTCCTTGCCTTTTAGATTCACCAGCCTGCGAATAACATCAAGCTCCTCGGGCTTGAAATTCTTCTCAGTGATCGGGGTCCTTGTTCCCTGGACCGTTTCCAAAAGGGTACGACCGGATGTTGCAAACCATTCGGGATTAAGCTTTTGCGCGATGAAGTCAACCACACGATTCATGCCTGTGACTTCAGGAGTTTTTAATGCCTCAAGCTGTTTTTGAGATTCGGATGTTTCACGTGGAACATCGACGGGGCCGCCTTTGTTAAAGCCTAACCTCTCATCCTCGTATCCGATGATGTGACCTGCATCATCGTATTTTAACCGCTTCCCCTCTGGGATGATCAAGGCTTGCAGCCTTAGAATATCTTTACCTGAAACATAGTTTGGAACCTCTTCGCCCATGTCTTTCAGCTTGGCAATGTCCCCTTCGTTAAACACGCTAGAGGTCTTGCGCAAACCTATGTTCTTGAGGTCTTGAACATCTGACCAATTGCTGCTTTTTACAAAATCCTGCGCAAAGGCCCAGTACTTTTTAGCCGGTGCCTCATTGCCCTTGCCTTTGATCTGCGTGATTTTGGCCGGAATAGCTTTGATGTATTCCTGATATTCAGGCGATTCACGTACGACTTTTTCCCACCAGGAGGATTTGTCCTTGTTTATTGTCGCCTCGTCAACCTTATCTAGCCGATCAAACAATGACTGCGTGGCCAAATCACTGTGATAGAACTCCGAAGGAGTCATGGCTCCAGGCGCAGCCGACACCTCAATCGTCACATGCGGCTGTCCCTTCTCATCGCGAAGGGAGTAGACCCTGGCTTCTCCTGACTCAATGGCTTTAAAGCCACCAAGTCCATAGTAGTCACTGCCGCCCTTGTCTCGGGGTTCATAACCACGGACCGAGTGCCCCATGGCATCGGACTCGGCTGCAAACTGCCCAGGCCTATTCAGCTGCACCCAACGATAATCCTGCTCTGGGTAAGCCTTGTAGAGATCAGCCTTAAGTGTCTCTTTAAGCGGAAGGTTTCCAGCATTCTCTAAGCGCCACTTGTTGATCTTATCAACAAGCTCTACCGCTTGAGGCACGGAGATCCTATCGAGCTTTTTGGGGTCTACCTGGAGATTTTGTGGTAAGCCTGATTGAGGATTGGTGGCATTTCTCAACTCATCGATCAGGTGTTGAAACTCTAAGTCATTTCGTCGAAGAAATGGCAGGGAATATAAAGGCGTTTCTGGATCCAAATCCTTGACCCAGGGGTTTTTTTCTATAAATCTGCTAGAGGGCAATCGCGGGTCAAGCGTGACACCAGCATTCCCGGTAAAGTACTTTTGTTGTCGTATATCAATTACGTTATCGGCCACCGTTTCCCAGTACTTAGCTAAATCACTTTGAGCAAGACCTTCTTCAGGGAACCCCTCTCGTCGACGATTAATACCTAACACGTAATCAGCAAAACCCACATGGTCAAGTGCTTCTTGCATATTCTGTCCCTGTGGCATGGGAATATGTAAAACACCCCTTTCAGCAAGCTTTCTTAATGGGTCTTCAGGCGTACCCATCTCATTTCTGATGTACTTACCAAGCTTGGTATCAATCCAATTATTAAGGGACTTTTCGGTTTCGTAACCCGCCAACTCTTGTTTAAGCTCGCGACGCATGGGCTCTGTGTTAAATGGCGATGGCGTGTTTTCTAGATCAGCCAATCGCTCTTGCGCCATGACAATATCTTGATCTACGTCAGGCGCGGTTTTGAGTGTTCGTAAATACTTTCCCGGCTGGTTCATAATCCAATTGCCGCCCTTGGGCTTGATGACTGCACCCATAGCTGGCCCCATGGCAGCAAGCGCTGTGGCAGCGTCACCCGCAGAGGCGGCAATCTTTGCCGGTATGGCCGCAGCAGCCTGCACGGGCGGCATGTTGGCAAGCGCCTGCCCCGTCCGATAAGCCTCAGACCCTTGAGCCGTGGGACTTGCACCAAGGATCCCGGACAACAAATCCCTTGCAGGGGCAGCCGCCGGAAACATCGACTCATCGCCTTGCGTCTTTGTTGCAGCAACCGCGCGTCTTATGCCAGGAGGCACCTTGCTTGGTTTACTCTGCAAGCGATTCAACATGCGCTGGGATTCCGAGCGGACTTCCTCACGCTCATCGATCAACCGGCCCTCAGCGTCAAGTTGCGGGACGCTTTGCTTGATGAATTCCTCGACGGTGTCAGCCATGACTATGACTGTGAGAAGCGAATCGGATCAAGTGAACGGAAGTCCTGGGGCACGCCCGTATCCGTAAAGGATGCCGGTGCATACAACGAGCTTCCCGATGAAAAGCTAACAGGCGGCGCACTACCAAATCCAGGAGGGGGCGTGCCCGCTGCTGATGTATTACCCGCCGCTACTGGTGTACCCGCCGGTGCGGGTGCAGGCGGTCCAGCCTGGGTCGTGGGCTTGAGTGACGCAACCGCTGCACGCAAAGCATCCACATCAATCGTCCCATCAGCCTTTCTAAACCCACCCGCACGCAACTGATTCTGTAGTCGAATCGTGCCTGACGAACTAGGCTGAAAACCTGCCTGTGAAATAGCCTGCTGCAACGCACCGAGTTGCCTTGTGCGATCCGCCCCGTAGCGTTGACTTGCTGATAAGGCAGGCTCATAGAGCGTGTTCGTCAAAGGATCATAACTCCTGCCGCCCAACGTAAAGCCCACATTCAATAGCTGCCTTGCACGTGAGGTGACCGTGGGTGGTACAAACGTCATGCCCGCGCCCGTTGCAGCAGCAAGCTTAGTCGGTGCGGTGTACTGAAAGCTTCCTGTAACAGGGTCAAAGGTCCTGGCAGGCGACTCACGAAACTTGGTGTCAAGCTCAGGCGGTTTAACCTCAGGCACGTTTCGAACTTCCACCTTTGGCAGATCAATAGGCGGAGGTGCTTCAGGCAAGGGCATTGCTTCACGGCCTTTAGGTAGCTCAACCGGCTTTTTAAGCAACGATTCTTCATAGGCCGCACGCTCAGCGGGCGACAAACGCAGATCCACATTCACATCAAAAGGGCTCAAGGTCCCCCACTCTTTGCTTTCGTTAAAGTGCTTTTGCATCTGCTCGGGCGTTAACCCCGATTGCTGCCAGTAATCAAGACCCGCTTGCTCGCCTTCTCTGGCAAAAATATTCTGATAAACCTGATTGATCGCCGCACGGCGCTCGGCCTCACTGACCCCGCCGCTCTTATCCACATCGTAAGGCGAAAACCCCTGAAACTCCTGGCTCTTGACAATCTCTGCACGCAACTGTTCAGGACTCAAGTTGGCCTCTTGCGCAGTCTTGGCCCACCAATCAAGGCCCGCCTGCTCACCGGCCCTGCCTAACGTGTTCCGGTAAATGTCCTCAATCTGACTACGGGTGGCGTAGGTGGGTGGCGGTGGCAGCTCTATAGGCAAAGTGCTAATAGGCAAAGTGCTATGCTCTTTATCGGCTGACGTGTCCTTCCCAAGCACCATCGGGCCTGCCATGGGTGCTGGACCTGCTGTAGAAAGAGTCGGACCTGCCATGGGTGCTGGACCTGCTGCTGGGGAGACAAGGGTCGGACCTGCCATGGGTGCGGGCACCGTATCCTCTGCTCCAGGCTGTGCGCCAAACAACACTTTAGTGGGTCCGCCATCAGCAAAATATTGCACTCTGGGCAACTGCTGGAGCATGCGGCGTGATTCGTTCATGAGGGCTCCTTGTGTGCGCCGACTATACCGTTAGAGCCGTGCGCTGGTCAATATTACTCAGTAGTACTCAAACTCCAACTGCTCCCCGCGTTCGGGCTGGTCATCGTCCTCCAACGAAACAAAATTACCCGCCCGAAACCGCATGATCGCCTGCACCGTACTATCCACCAAGTCATCATGATCTCCCTTGGGAAAGGCAGCACACTCCTCAATCACCT